GCCTGCCTGTCAACAATGGCTTGCATGTGGATAAAGCGTTCTAGTTCTGCCGGCGTCAATTGAGTTATATCAATCATCAGTCCACCTCATTTTCCAGGCTGAAAAGCCCGAAAGCCTGGTCTGCTACTGCATGTGCAATGCGCAATTGCGCAATCTCGATGTACTCGGCATCACGCTCGATCCCGATAAACCGGAATCCCTCTTGCATCGCCGCCACGCCGGTAGAGCCTGAACCGCAGAACGGGTCTAGCACGGTTCCGCCCGGCGGCGTGATGAGTCGGCACAGGTAGCGCATGAGGGCAACGGGCTTTACGGTTGGGTGATGGTTGCCGCCCATGATGCGATGATCGTGATCTGGAAACTTGCTAGAAGCATCCATGCTATTGGGGCGATTGCCGCCACGCTGCTTTGTCGGCAACCCATCAAGCCCGGCATCCCGTTCGGCCTTGCTCGCTTTCGCCGTGTAGAAAAAGCGGGCGGCGCTACCACCTAGATCGTCGTATCCTCGAATCGTACCGGTATAGTCGCAATCGTTTGTAAATATGCCGTCGCCATAACCACGCCCACGATTCGCCGCCTTGCTTGGCCCTGTCTCCGGAAACAACCCCACCACCTCGGCGCTGCCGTCGTGAATGACGTTCGCCGGCCAGCGACCGAGACTTACGGTTCCTTTTCTACCTATTTGCGCAATACCGCCTGCCATTGTTAGCCCATTGCCAAGCGATGAGGCCGGCTTGTTGATTATTTCTTCCGTCCCCACCCGACAACCGTCCACGTTGATCGCCCCTGTCCCCCACTCCAGCACGTTCGCCGCAACGGTTCCGGTCAGCGGCTTGCGTGCCATGCATATAGGCTCGTTGGCGGGCTTGAGCGCCGTGCCGAAACCGTTCCAACGGGCGGCTTCGGGCGTGGCTGGGGCGGTGACGGAAACCTGTTTTGTATGTTCTGGATGTGAGGCGAAAGCGCCCCGATCCCATGTTTCGCCCGTGCCATTGCGCTGTATGCTTGCCCGTTTGGTCATTCCTGTCTGTATAGGCTCTACGCCCGCCGCCTTATCAATGGCCTTGCTCACGTCGTGCGATTTCGGAAAGCCGCTCCCGTACAGCCATTGAATCTGGTCACGAATCTCGAAACCTGCATCCTCGATGTTGACGGCCATCCGGTGATAAGTGCGAGTCCCGCCGAACGCCAGCAGATGACCGCCCGGTTTCAGCACCCGCAGCGCCTCCCGCCAAATTTGCGGGTCTGGCAAAATTGAATCCCAGTCTTTGCCCATAAACCCGCCACGTGGTATAATGGACGCAATGTCAACAGATGAAGGAACCCACAAATGGAACCAGTAATTAGAACGTGTCCCGTCTGCGGCAACACTTACGAAGCTGACCCGACGAGGCTCCGCTTTGGACGCCAAACCACTTGCAGCCGGAAATGCTCTTACGAGTTGCGCTCCAAGAATCTGACCAAAAGTAGCGAGTTCGTTTGCTCTACGTGTGGCAAGAAGTTCTACCGGAGTCCCGCTCAGGTCAAATCTAAGCATCAAGGAATTTACTGTTCCAGAGAATGTCACTACATTGGACGGGGCGCAGGACTTACGGGCCGAATCGTAGTCAACCCTTACAGTATTACCGAATACGATAGACGCCCCGGCGCAATCAAAGCATGGAAAACCAGACGGCGACTCGGCAAAGATGGGCACAGCGAAGCCACCAAGGAACGCCTCCGCCAAGCAACCATTCGGCACATTTCCCGACGCACTGAAGGCTTCCACGTTTCCAAACTTGAGAATGAAGTTGCCAAGGAACTGACCAAACTGGGAATTTCCTTTGACCGACAAGTCAAAATTAGGAACCCCAAGACCGGACGCTACATCGCCATTATTGATTTCTTCATTGACGACCGAATCGCTGTCGAAGTGAATGGCACTTTCTGGCATGCTGACCCCAGAGTTTACCCCGATGGCCCCGTTTACGACTCCCAGAAACGCACCGTCACCCGTTACGCCAAAAAGGTCGAAGCCTTGAATCTTCTCGGCGTGCCACTCGTAGAGTTGTGGGAATCCGACCTTAAACAAAGCATTGTAGACACGATCCGAAATGCCCTGCATGGAATCGCCCTTGGATAACCCATACGGTGGATCGGTAACAATGGCGTCGATGCTGTTGTCTGCCATTGTGCGCATGACCTCCAGACAATCGCCGTTGTGTACGGTGTAGGTCATCAGTATTCCCTCACCGTTGCCCGTTTGCGCGGGCGTCCGGCGCTGGCATGGAACATAATCATATAGCGCAATGCATCCATACCGTGATTATAAAGGTCCGTCGGCGCTTCTTTTGTGATTTTACCTTCCTCGCCAGCGGGATAGGTGTACATCGCAAATTCTTCTTCCGTGCTGATTGGCTGGAAGCGATCCCGCAGGGAGTTGTCCACCTCAACCAGGGAATCGAGCGCAAACATTAAGCGGGGCTTCCCATCGCCTGACTTTGCTAGACGTTCTTGAACCTTTTCGATCCCAACAGATATTCGTTTGTCAGCCGCAACCGTCGGTATCCCATTCTCCTCTAGCGTGGCTCTGTCCTCTGCATCATGATCACAAATGGTTGCAATGATTTTCTCGCCAGCAGACAATTGATTGATTTGTTCCGCATGGCGTCGGACTGTTCGCCCCGTCATATATATTTGCCGATACATGATTAGTCGCCCGTCAAAATCTTCCACGTACCACTGACAGACAAACGGATTGTTATACCCAAAATCAATAGCCCGGTATCGAGGACGTTGGTCGTACTGTCTGTCCCATGCTGTGTTGTGAATGGCCGGATCAAATTCGTATACCTGCCCCTCGGCGGCAACCCACAGACCGAGCCGACCGCGCTTATACCGAACGCCCGTTAGACTGTCCAAAATAGATAACGTCCGCCTGCCCTGCGCTGTCCAGTCCGATTTGTCCTGATCGTAAAGCATAGGGTTGTCAGCATGACGGCTTTCCAGCAAGCGGAGGGATTCCCTTTGCTTAATCCAGTGCGTCGATGATCCTGGATTGCAATCGCCCATAATCTGCGAAAAAGGCGCATTGCCCGCGCGCCCCGTGGCACGGCCTGCAAGTTTCTCCCAATCATCCAAAAAAAGTTCTTCGGCCTGGTTGACATAGATAAAATCAAACTCCGCTGATAGAAACTTGTCTGCATTATCCATACCGCCGACATTCAATCGTGAGCCGTTCGGATACTGGTAGAAGTCTGGCGCTTCCCCGCCGTATGGTTTGATCGCACTTTTCGGGTGGGATGGAGGCACGACCAGCACTTTTCGCTCATACGTAGCCATTGCAGATGTGCGCAGACTTCTGTACGTTTTGCGCACCATCAAAGCGGAAGCATTTTTATACAGTGACAATAAGGCGTGCAACTTATAAAGTGCGGCAAAAGTTTTCCCGGTTTCATACGGACCGCTGAGGATGATTTCATGGTCTTTCGCCTGCCAAAATTCGAGCGCGCCACCATGCAGTCTGGGCGCATCCTCAGTAATCCCGATAGTAGCCATTATGCTTTGAGATCGTCCAACATTCCAGGTCTAAGGATAACAATAGGCAAGTCGCCGCCGTCTGCCCCGGTCAATTCCATGCGGTCGCTATAGCCTCGATGCTTGCCTTTCTTCGTCAGATACCATTTAGCATCCGCCGTATCGCCGTCTTTTATGTTTCGCAGCACAGTTGTTTCGGCAAGATCGAGCAATGACTCGCACTCGTTATCGTATGCCTGCTTGACGGTCGGATAGTTGTCGAGCCACTTTTTTACCGTATTCCATTCGCAGCCGACCTTGCGCGCTATGGCGCTGACAATGCCGCCAGTGCCTGGAATTGCGTCTATGAAATCTTGCGCCGTGTATTGTCTACCCATTTTGTAATTTTGTTATCCCAAGTTATCCCAAATGGTTATGTAGCGCCGTTTGGGATAAGCACCGGCGTCTTGCCGGTCGCCGTCGCCCAGCGATCCAGCGCTTGCAGAATTTCGCAAGCTGGCGTACCTCCACTGTTCAAGCCTGCGCAGCGCACTTGCCGACAATGCGGAAAGGCATTCATTGCCCACAATCAAAACACCTGGAAATGCGATGAATGCTTTACGGCCATTTGCGCCGTGTGCGGCAAGCCATTCCGCAACATAGGGGGCAACCGTCGATTTTGCTCTAGCGAATGCGCAAAACAGCGCCACCCCCTCGATAGACCACAGACGTTTGTTACGTGCCATTGGTGCGGCAATTCGTTCCATCCATCCAACGGCCATCTGAAGGCGAAATATTGCAGCCAGGATTGCCGCTACGCATCCAAGCGCAAGCAGGATACAGACAAAAAGCGTAATTCTTACAAGTACAAGCAATGGCGTGATGCCGTCTACGAAAGAGACAATTACACCTGCCAGCAATGTGGAAGCACTGGCGCTATACAGGCGCATCACGTCAAGCCGTGGAAGGAGCACCCCATCCTCCGCTACGATATGACGAACGGCGTCACTTTGTGCCAAGCGTGCCATGAGAACATACATGGCGCTAAGCTCCCGCGAGTCAGCAAGCGATTCCCGCCGAAGTGTGCAAACTGCGGTTGTCCCACAAAAGGGCGCGGGAAGTATTGCAGATCGTGCGGTGTAAAACTTTCCACTAAAGCGAAGCGCCAACGTGATTCACTCCCCCGTAATGAGAACGGGCAATTTTCCACTGTGCTGGTGGAACCTCTCTAGCGCCACCGCCACATAGCCCGGCGAGATTTCCACGGCGCGGCAACGTCGCCCCAGGTTTTCGCAGGCGATAAGCGTTGTGCCGGAGCCGGAAAATCCATCCAACACCACATCGCCAACTTTGCTACTATTCCGTATCGCACGGGAAAAAAGTTCGGGCGGTTTCTGTGTTGGATGAAATTCATTTGCAGAATCCCGGTCAACATTCCACACAGTGATCTCAGTTGCATCACCTGCCCAATACGGCGACTTGTTCTTGATGTGGCAGTACAAAAACGGTTCGTGTTTCTGTTTATACTGTTGCGACAACGCACCATATTGAGCTTGATTCTTATTCCAAATCAAATTGCGCCGAACCTGCCATCCCGCCTGCGCTACCGCCTGCGCTACCGCCTGCGCTACCGCCTGATCTCCGTCTGCATACCAGAGATACAGTGCAACGTGATCAGCGCAAAATGTGCGCCAACAGTTCAGAGCAGGAAAGTACAAATTGGGCGAATCGTCGCCGCTTAACTTGTTCTGCTTTTTAGTACCGCCATCGTAATCGACACCATAGGGTGGATCGGTAACGACGCAATCCGCCTTCTCCCCCGCCATCACCCTCGCCACCACCGCCGCATCCGTGCAGTCGCCACAGATCAGCAAATGCTCGCCAAGCTGCCACATCTGCCCCGTCTCGACTTGCCACTTTTGCCTGAGCTCCTCGGCACGGTCAATCTGCGGCTCCGTGTCGCCCTCCGTGCCTTTCGGTTGCAGGTCGGCGAGTAGTTCGTCAAGCTCATCCTGTCGCCAGAGTGCCGACAAATCAAAACCTGCATTCAAGTCAGCGAGCATCTGCTCGGCGTCCCATTCCAGCGACAATTGCTGGCTGCGATTCAACGCATAGGCCAGGCGTCTCGCCCTATCATCTTCAGTGCTGGACAAATCCAGATCGTTGCGT